CAGGTACCGTAAGCATTGGAGCCGGGAGGCTGGCGGGTATGTGCGGCGGTGCGTGAGGTGTGGAAAAATCGAATAAGTCATAGCAAGTCATAGAATTAGTCATAAGCACGCAGGCGGGGCCTGGGTGTTATTTTTATGCCCGAAGGCACAAAACTACGGTGAGACACACTGTTACCAACTGTCAGTGCAGACAGCACATGAAAAACTGTAGGAATGGGAGACACCCTTAAAACTGTGAAAGGAGACAAAAAATGAGTTTTAAAAGATTTATGCCATGTTATGCACCAGATGGAGGCACCGGAGGCGGCGAAGGAGCAGGGACAGGAAACGCCGGTACCGGACAGCCATCGCAGCAGACAACCCAGCAGGGAGGCCAGGCTCCAGCAATCGACTATGACCGGATCGCCCAGATCCTGGAGGGAAAACAGGCGGCAACGGAGGACAGTGTCCTTAAAGGGTATTTTAAGCAGCAGGGGTTATCAAAAGAAGAAATGGAGCAGGCAATCGCCGCCTTCAAGCAGAAGAAAGCCGCCAGCCAACCGGATGTGAACGCTATACAGAATCAGCTCACCCAGGCCCAGGCTGCCGCGCAGGCCGCCCAGCTCCAGAGTGCTGCAACCATAGCGGCGGTATCCCTTGGCATTGATGCCAAGACAATTCCCTATGTTCTTAAGATGGCAGATATCAGCCAGGTAATGGGCCAGGACGGGAAAATCAATGATGAAGCAATGAAACAGGCGCTTAATAAGGTGCTGGAGGATGTACCGGCATTAAAGCCCCAGGCGGCAGGCTCCACCGGATTTGTCCAAGTGGGTGCAGCCAGCGGACAGCAGCAGACCGGGGCGTCTGATGATGCCTTAAAAGCGGCATTTGGACTTACCTAAAGAAAGAGAGGACCTAACATATGGCAGTATATGATTATGCAACAACGTTTACGCAGCTTCTTCAGCAGAAGTACGCGAAAGAGCTTTGTTCTGACGCGCTGGCGCAGAGCAATCAGCAGGTGAAATTTATCAATGCTCAGACCATCAAACTCCCCAGAATGACGGTATCTGGCTATAAGGATCATACCAGGACACCCGGCTTTAATGCAGGCACTCTGGGGAATGACTGGGAGGCTAAGAAGCTGGAGCATGACCGTGACGTGGAATTTTGGATTGATCCGATGGATATTGACGAGACGAACCTTACCTTGTCTGTAGCCAATATTCAGAATGTCTTTGAAACAGAACAGGCAATCCCAGAGAAGGATTCCTACCGTTTCAGCAAGCTCCATACAGAGTTGACTACATATTCCGGAAGGATTGATTCCACTGTGGTCACAGCGGCCAATTTCCTGGAAGCATTTGATACAGAAATGGCGTACATGGACGAGGCTGGCGTACCAGAGGAAGGCAGAATCCTTTATGTGACGCCCTCCATGCGTAAGATCGTAAAAGAGGCAGAAGGCCTTCAGCGGGTCATTTCCGTAAACACTCCATCTACGATCAATCGGAAAGTACACAGCCTGGATGATGTGGCGATCAAGATGGTGCCATCTGCCAGGATGAAGACAAAGTACAATTTTACCGATGGATGCGTAGCGGCAGAGGACGCAAAGCAGATCAACTGGATCCTGATCCATACCTCCTGCGTGGTGTGCCGGGATAAATACAGCTATATCAAGCTGTTTACACCAGGGACGGACTCCAGAACGGCGGACGGATACCTGTACCAGAACCGCTGCTACGGGGATCTGTTCCTCCTGGAGAAGAAGGTAGAAGGATGTGCAATGAATGTGAACGCATCGGAGTGACAGAATGAGAAAGGATAAGGCATGAGAGCTATTAAAGGAAATAAGGAATATATCATTGATGAGAGTCAGAAGAAAGCATACCAGGACAGTGGTTTTGACATCATGGATGATGATGGGAAAGTGATCGGATACGGCCGTGGAAAAACAGTTCCTTTTGAAGACTACATGAATGCGGTTAAAGAGATCGAACGTCTCCAGGGCTTAGCTGCTGAAAAACAGGCTGAAAACGAAGCATTGAAAGCGGAAAATGCTTCACTCCGGGCCGCAAAGCAGGAAGTAAGTAAGAAAGCAGAAAATAAAAAGGCTGGTGAGTAAATATGGCTTATGAACCATATGCCACCCCGGAATATTACCAGGACACCTATAACGGCAGCATGATCCCGGCGGATCAGCTCGAGAAGGCGCTCCGCGAGGCATCCCGCCATATTGATTCCCTGACCTACAATCGGATTGTAGGCCGGGGAATGTCTTTGTTGACGCCATTCCAGCAGGATGTTATCCGGGAGGTAGTCTGCCAGCAGGCGGATTTTGAGTACGAAAATGCGGATGAGATCAGCACGATCCTGCAAGGCTACAGCATCAACGGCGTATCAGCTCAGTTTGGTAGCTCCTGGAATGTATTTACAGGCAATGGCGTTGCCATGAAGCGCGATACATATGCTTTGCTGTGTCAGACGGGCCTGTGCTGCCGGTTAGCGAGGTGAGGCCATGAAATATCCATGCTTAGTGCCGAAACGGCTCTGTAGGACGGATATACACGTTCATCTGGAGTCTGAAGGCACAGACAACCATGGCCAGCCGGAGAAAGTCCTTGACCTGGATCTAAAATGCAACTTCCAGGACCGGGCCAAGACCATTCTCACAGCGGAGAAGAAACTGGTGCAGATTACTGGTACCTCCTTGATACCAGGGGACATTGCCCCAGACTGGCCGACGATCAGCGGCGGAAGCGTGATCGTATTTGGAGAGGAGCGCCGGATCCAGCAGGGGACGAAGAACCGGAACCCGGACGGAACAGTGAACTTTTGCACGCTGGAGGTGGTCTGATGCAGGTGAGATCCACAGTGAAACTGAATATGGCCAGGATCCAGCAGTTGTCTCAGGCGGCTGTGACAGCCCTGGAGAAGACTGGCGAGGCCCTGCATACAGAGGTTGTACAGGCACAGGTCATGCCATTCGATACAGGCCATTTGCAGGAGGATGCTACTTTTGCGGATTACAGCGAATCTTCGCAGGGGAAAGTATCACTGGTAACAAGCACACCATATGCCCGGAGGCTGTACTACCATCCGGAATACAACTTCCAGACGGATGAAAACCCTAATGCAAAAGGGCAGTGGTTTGGAGATTGGCTGCCGGGAGGAAGCAAGGCGGATTTTGTTCCTAAAGCTTTTAAAGAGAATTATAAAAAGGCAGGTGGTGTGTGATGCTGACCGTAGATGATATCAGAGGATATATAGCCGGTCTTGGGGAGTATAACATGGTGTACATTGGCAAGATGGACAATAAGAGGGAACATTCCATAGGCGTATATCCGCGGAAAGCTTCCGGACAGCCTGTGACGGCCCTGGGAGGCCCGCAGTACAGCTCCTATGATATCCGGCGTATATCCCTGTTGGTCCACTGGGATAAGGATGTACGGGCCTCAGAACAGGCGGCCTATGAATTATTTGAGAAACTTAGAAATGTATCCGGCCTGATGATAGGTGATACCCATGTTAACCAGATCAGTCTTAAGGTACCTGAACCGCAGCCGGTAGGTACAGATGATAACGGGGTATACGAGTATGTAATCTGGCTGGATTTTGTATATCAGAGAAAGTGAGGGATAAGAGATGGCAGAAGCAGCAGGAAAAGTCTATCCGGTACACAACAATGAGTTTAAATTCGGGACCAAAGGCATGACCAGCGCAGATGAGGATATGGTAGTACCGGCAGACCTTGAAAATTTTGCTCCGTCTATTGATGGAACGGTAGAGGAATGGTATGCCATGGACGCAAAAGGCTGGGCCAAGTCGGCTATGACAGGAAAGAAGCTGTCATTTGCTTTTAAAGGCAAGAGATCTGTGGGAGACCCCGGAAATGACTACATTGCGGGGCTTGCATGGAAATTTGGGCAGGACGTTATGACGAAATTTGAGTGGGTTATGGTATCCGGTGCAAAGCTGGCCTGTACCGTAGTTGTTAACGTAACCACACCCGGAGGCGGGGATACCACGAACATTGATACCCTTGAATTTGAGGTGACGTGTTACGGCAAGCCGGAATTTACACCGGCTCCGGGAGTAGGCGGCTGAACAGAAGGAGGAAAAAAGAATGTCAAGAAGAGTAGATATTACAGAAAGATTAAGCTTTGATGAGAATCCCTGCCTTGTAATCAAGGGAAGGGAATTGGAAGTTAATACAGATGCCCCGACTATGCTTAAGGTGATGGGAATTATGTCTGGTGATGATTCGGGAACAAAGGAAATTATTGATGCTTATGAGCTTGTATTTCCTCAGGCGTCAAGGGATGTAATCGAAAAGGAATTGAAGTTAAGCTTTAACGACCTGGTTATTGTGGTACAGGAAGCCTTTAATCTGGTTCTGGGAGAAGATAACAAGCTGGGAGAGTAGCGACCCGTACTACGATCTGTTTGAGGACTGGGATCTGATTGTCTCCAGTTTCCTGTCGCAGTACGGGTTAAGAATCAGGACGAAAGAGTTTGAATCAGTCTCTTGGGATGAATTTAAGGCGCTGATTGCCGGATTATCTCCGGAGACCGCTTTGGGGCGCGTAGTAGCGATCCGGTCTGAAACGGATAAGGATGTTATCAAGCACTTCTCAAAGGATCAGCGCCGGATCTATGACGAATGGAGAAACCGGGGAGCTGAAACGATGGATGAGAAAACCTTTGAGCAGAGTATGGCTGATCTGGAACGTATGCTTGCGGCCATGTGCGGTTAGGAGGTGGCGGAAATTGAAAAAGTAAGAAAGCAGATCCGGTGTCCATACTGCGGATACCGGATGCCAATCTATTATGATCCAGATGCCTGTGCAAAAGGAATTTTTGTACGGTGTAAGGGTCGGGATTGTAAGAGAGAGTTCGAGGTAGATATACAGCCGGACAAGTAGTGCCATCATGTGCCGATGTCTGAGTAACAGATAGAGGCAGGTGGTACATATGGCAGCTGATGCGTCCATTAGTTTTGACATATCGCTGGATTTAGGAAAAATCAAGACAGCAGTAGATAATGCGTCCCGGAGAGTAAAGTCTAATTTTGAGAAGGCCTTTTCAAATTCAGCACAAAAATGCCAGCGATCATGCGATGAGATGGCTGGGGCTTTCAGAAAAGTCGATGCTTCTGCTGATGAAACTCGACGAAAAATAGAATCTATTTTGAACGATAGCGAAAAGAGTGCAAAGTCGAAAGCCTCATCTATCGCTTGGGTTTACCGAAAGCAGGGGATGAGTCAATCTGAAGCCATGAAAAAAGCATGGTCGGAGATTGAACGAAATGGGAAATCATCTTCTGAGAAAGTTAAAAAGAGCATACGAGGTATTGGATCGCAAGCCAAAGACACAGCAGGAGATCTTACTGGCGCTTTAAGCCCGGCACTAAAAAAAATAGGGATTGCCTTAGGAGCAGCATTTTCTGTAAAAAAACTGGTTGATTTTGGAGCTGATTGTTTACGTCTTGGGTCAGATCTCCAGGAAGTCCAGAACGTAGTAGATGTAACATTTCCCCAGATGTCTAAGCAGGTGGATAATTTCGCTAAGAACGCTGTGGTATCCTTTGGATTATCGGAAACCATGGCGAAAAAGTTCGCCGGTACATCCGGGGCCATGGCGAAAGCATTCGGATTCAGTGAACAAGCTGCCTATGAGATGGCTACAACCCTTACCGGATTGGCGGGGGATGTAGCCTCTTTCTATAACATCAGCCAGGATGAGGCCTATACTAAGCTGAAATCTGTCTTTACGGGTGAAACGGAATCCCTGAAGGATTTGGGCGTGGTTATGACTCAAAGCGCCCTTGATGCGTATGCACTGGCAAATGGATACAGTAAGACTACGGCCAAAATGTCTGAGATGGAAAAGGTGGCCCTGCGGTATAAGTTTGTGCAGGATCAGCTTTCCTTGGCTTCCGGTGATTTTATCAGGACTTCTGACGGATGGGCGAATCAGGTAAGAGTTTTACAACTCCAGTTTGATTCACTGAAAGCCACAATCGGCCAGGGCCTGATTAACGTCCTGACGCCGGTTATTAAGGTAATCAATACCATTATTGGTAAGCTGATGAGCCTGGCAAACGCTTTTAAGGCTTTTACGGAAATGATTACCGGCAAGGGATCATCGGGCGGAGGAGCCAGTGCAGCCGCTGCAGGGATGGAGGCTGTGGCACAGTCGGCAGATAAGGCTAATGCTGCTGCAGGTGGAGCAGGAAGCGCCGCAAAAAAAGCTGCCAAGGACATGAAAAGTATCACTACAGGGATTGATGAGTTGAACATCATCAGTCCTGATACTGGATCAGATAGTGGTGGGTCGGGTGGCGGAGCTGCCGGCGGGTATGATGCAGATCAGTTCGACATGGGGGAGGTTGATACCTCCGCCATGGACGCCATGGACAGTAAGTACCAGGCACTGATCGACAGGGCCAAGGAACTTAAAAATCTGTTTACAGCTGGCTTTTGGGATGGATTTGGGGATACTACGGTATTTGATAACATCCTTACATCTGTTGATCGTATCAAGCAGAGCTTGGGAGAGATATTCACAGCCCCGGAGGTGCTGACAGCTGCAAATTCCTTTGCAGATCAGTTTTCCTTTAGTCTGGGGCAGGTGGCCGGATCAGTAGCGGGGATCGGTGTAACCATAGCAGATAATCTTCTGGGCGGTATCAGTCTGTACTTGCAGCAGAACACAGAGCGGATTAAGGATTATCTGGTATCAATGTTTGATATCGGCTCACGGCTTGCTCAGATTACAGGTGATTTTTCCAAGGCTGTCAATACAATTTTCTCAGCCTTCCGGAGTGACAGCGCAAAGCAAATTACCGCTGATGTCATAGGGATTTTTTCTGAATCCTTTATGGGGGTTTCGGAATTAGCAGGAACATTTGCGGTAGATATTCTGGATATTATTGCAGCTCCATTCGTAGAAAATGCGGACTACATCAGAACTACGCTAGAGGATACGTTTGGGGCGGTAGAGCCTGTATTTTCCGCAATTAAGGACCTTATTTCTGAGACCTTTGAAAAAGTCGGGACCACATATGACAGCCATGTAGCTCCCATGATGGCAGCGTTTAAGCAAGGATTCACAGAGATTGGCACTCTGTTGCTTGATGTCTATAACACATACTTTC